CTGCATGGCATATAAATGATATATCCGAATGGAGTGGCACTATGGAACAAGCTATGAACGCTTACATAGATTTACGTAGGAGTTCTGGGCGTAGACCATTTATTGATGGTCCTCACTTTCAATTAACAACATGAGAACACCACCTAGACAAGGAAGACCTAAAAGAAAACCAACTGGTATGCAGGGGATGTCTGTAAAAAGTGGAGACAAAAGACCCACTGCAGCAGGTGCAGGTATGACTGCAAGAGGTGTTGCAAAGTACAGACGTAGAAATCCCGGATCAAAGCTACAGACAGCCGTTACAGAGAGCAAGCCAAGAAGTAGAGCAAGAGCAGCAAGAAGAAAGTCCTACTGTGCAAGAAGTGCAGGACAAATGAAAATGTTTCCTAAAGCAGCAAAAAATCCAAACAGTAGACTGCGACAGGCAAGAAGAAGGTGGAAGTGTTAATATGGCAAGACAACTTACAGAAAAACAACAAAAGTTACTAGCTGTTTTGTTTGACGAAGCAGGTGGTGATTTAGTTACAGCTAAAAAGTTAGCAGGATATTCTGATGCATCAAGCACGACAGAGGTGATGAGAGGTATCAAAGATGAGATACTTGAAGCTACACAAGACTATATGGCTAGAAATGCACCACGAGCTGCTGTTGCGATTGCAGGTGGTTTAGTAGACCCAACAGAGTTAGGTATACGTGACAAACTAGCTGCAGCGAAAGAGTTACTTGACAGAACTGGTTTAGTAAAAACAGAAAAGATGCAAGTAGAAGCTACAGGTGGTGTGATGCTAATGCCACCAAAAGAAAAAGGCAATGAATAGATCATTAGGTAAGTGGACACTACCACAACCCACAGATATGAAAGAAGAAGAAGAGTGGGTGGCTATACCGAAGATAGCAAGAACAGTGCCGTTTGGTTATGTTGTAGATGAAAACGATCCAGATGTTTTACAACCAGTAAAGTTAGAGTTAGATTTATTAGAACAGGCAAGAGCATACACACGACAGTATTCATACAGGCAAGTTGCCAACTGGCTAACAAAAAACAGTGGACGAGAGATATCGCACGTAGGATTGATGAAACGGCTAAAGAATGAACGACAACGTAAGAACAAAGTTACAAGCTTACGCAAGTGGGCAGAGTATGCCGAAAAAGCGATCAACAAAGCGAAAGAACTCGAAGAAAGTCGTACAGGAGCAAAAACAGAAGCCACCAGTTAAAGAGATACAAATAGAAGCGATACCTGTTGAAGAAGCACACAATGTTATTTTCAAACCAAATGAAGGTCCTCAAACATCGTTTCTAGCAGCAGGTGAAAGAGAAGTTCTATACGGTGGTTCAGCAGGAGGTGGTAAGTCTTACGCAATGTTAGCAGACCCTCTGCGTTACATGGGACATCCTGCATTTAGTGGCTTACTACTGCGTCACACCACAGAAGAGTTGAGAGAACTTATATTTAAAAGTCAAGAACTCTATCCAAAGATTTGGAAAGGTATAAAGTGGTCAGAAAGAAAGATGCAGTGGGTAGCACCGTCAGGTGCAAGACTATGGATGTCATACCTAGATAGAGATGATGACGTACTACGATATCAAGGTTTGGCATTTAGTTGGATAGGGTTTGATGAACTTACACAGTGGGCTACACCGTTTGCTTGGAACTACATGAGATCACGTTTACGTTCTACATCACCTGATCTGCCAGTGTATATGAGAGCAACCACGAACCCCGGAGGTAGGGGACATCACTGGGTCAAGAAGATGTTTATAGACCCTGCACCGTATAACAAGGCATTTAATGCAACAGACATTGAAAGTGGAGAAGAACTCAAGTATCCTGCAGGACACAGCAAAGCAGGACAGCCACTATTCAAACGTAGGTTTATACCTGCTCGACTTACAGATAACCCTTACCTCGCATCTCAGGGCGATTATGAAGCAATGCTTCTATCCCTTCCTGAACAGCAAAGAAGACAACTACTGGAAGGAGATTGGGATATTAAAGAAGGAGCAGCTTTCACCGAGTTTGATCGCAACGTACATGTGGTTGAGCCTTTCCATATACCTAGCAACTGGGTTAAGTTTAGGGCATGCGACTATGGGTATGGAAGTCATTCTGCCGTTGTATGGTTTGCTGTTGCTCCGTCAGAACAACTGATAGTATATAGAGAGTTGTACGTATCAAAAGTATTAGCTACAGATTTGGCTGATATGATATTAGATGAAGAAGCAGAAGACGGTAATATAAAGTATGGAGTGTTGGATAGTTCACTCTGGCACAAACGAGGAGACACAGGACCTAGCCTAGCAGAGCAAATGATTATGAAAGGCTGTAGGTTTAGACCTTCTGATAGAAGTCGAGGAAGTAGAGTATCAGGTAAAAATGAAATACATAGACGATTACAAGTTGACGAATACACCGAAGAACCACGTTTGGTTTTTTTTAGCACATGTACTAACATCATCTCGCAACTACCTGCTATACCACTGGATAAAAAAAATCCAGAAGATATAGACACAAACTCAGAAGATCACTTGTATGATGCTCTAAGATATGGTATAATGTCAAGACCACGGTTTAGTGTATTTGATTATGATCCTGCAAGCAGACAAACAAATAGCATGCCTGTAGCAGACGCAACATTTGGATATTAATATGGCTGAAGATAATATAGACGAAGAAGTATTTATGGATGACTCATCAATCGCTATCGAAGACACAGAGGTTGACAGTCAAGATGATTACAATAGTTCTAACATCATTCCATATATCATGGATAGATACAAGAAAGCTGATGACTACAGAGAGCAAGACGAGCAAAGGTGGTTAAGAGCATACAGGAACTACAGAGGTCTATATGGTTCTGATGTACAATTTACAGAAGCAGAAAAGTCACGAGTATTTATTAAGGTAACAAAGACTAAAACACTTGCAGCATATGGGCAGATAGTCGATGTGCTGTTTGCTAATAATAAGTTTCCACTTACGGTAGAGCCAACAGAACTACCAGAGGGTGTGGTATCAGATGTAAGCTTTGATCCGAAAGAGCCAGAGAATATTCGAGGAAGACTAGACGATATGGAAAGTCCTTATGGCTTTGCAGGTGATGGTAAAGATTTACCTGCAGGTTCTACAAAAGAAAGCCTAATGGACAAACTAGGACCTTTAGAAGGTAAGTTTGACGATGTAGACAATCTACGAGAGGGTGTGGGTAAAACACCTACAGCGATTACATTTAGTCCTGCAATGATTGCTGCAAAGAATATGCAGAAGCAGATACATGACCAGTTAGAAGAGTCAAACGCAAACAAACATCTACGAAGCACAGCATTTGAAATGGCTCTGTTTGGCACAGGTGTGATGAAAGGACCTTTTGCAATAGACAAAGAATATCCTAACTGGGGTGACGATGGAGAATATTCACCAGTATTTAAAACAGTACCACAAGTTTCACATGTATCAGTCTGGAACTTTTTTCCTGATCCAGATGCAAACAATATGGACGAAGCACAGTATGTGATAGAAAGACACAAGATGTCACGATCACAGCTACGTGCATTAAAGAAAAGACCTCACTTTAGAGATACTATGATAGATGAAGCTATTGAACTAGGTGAGAACTACAATAAAGAATACTGGGAAGATGATCTATCTGACTATTCACCAGAACATGCAATAGCACGATATGAAGTGTTAGAGTATTGGGGCATGGTAGATACGATGATGCTAAAAGAGCAGGGACTAGATATTCCTGAAGAGATAGCAGATCACGATGAAATACAAGCAAACATCTGGATATGCAACAGTAAAGTATTACGAATGGTGCTTAATCCATTCAAACCTGCAAAGATACCATACATGGCTGCTCCATACGAACTTAATCCATACAGCTTCTTTGGTGTAGGTATTGCAGAGAACATGGACGATACACAAACATTGATGAATGGTTTTATGCGAATGGCTGTTGACAATGCTGTAATGTCTGGTAATCTGTTGATAGAGATAGATGAAACAAACTTAGTACCGGGTCAAGACCTTTCTGTTTATCCGGGAAAAATATTCAGAAGACAGGGCGGCGCTCCGGGTCAAGCAATCTTTGGTACAAAGTTTCCAAACGTAGCCAACGAGAACATGCAACTGTTTGACAAAGCCAGAGTGCTTGCAGACGAAAGTACAGGACTGCCAAGCTTTGCTCACGGACAAACTGGTGTTATGGGCGTTGGACGTACAGCATCAGGTATATCTATGCTGATGAACGCAGCAAGTGGTGGCATCAAGAATGTTATAAAGAACGTAGACGATTATTTACTTAGACCATTAGGCGAAGGTCTGTTTAGATTTAACATGCAGTTTAACTTTGACAAGAAGACCAAAGGGGACTTAGAAGTGAAAGCTCGTGGTACAGAAAGCTTGATGGCAAACGAAGTGCGTAGCCAAAGACTTATGCAGTTTCTACAAGTGGCAAGCAATCAGTCACTTGCACCGTTTGCAAAGTTTCAGTACGTAATAAGAGAGATAGCCAAGTCACTAGACCTAGACCCAGACAAGGTGACGAACAACATGGACGAAGCTGCATTGCAAGCAGAGATCATGAAAAAATTCCAACAGCAACAGCCACAACAGCCGAAACCTCCTGCAGGGGCAAATCCCCAAGATCCAACTGGAGCAGGTGGTGCGACTATAGGAACAGGGCAAGTACCTTTGCCACAGGAACAAGGATTTACAGGAAATGCAGAACAACCTACAGGACAAGCTACTCAGCAAGCTCAAGCCGTTGGTCAACAACAAGGACCAATGGGACAGCTTCAATGATTATATAAATTTTTTAATAGCACAAAATCACGCAGTTATGGAGCAGACAAACGATTTAGTTATACTGCATAGATCACAAGGTGCTATTTTAATGCTAAGACGATTGCGACAACTAAGGGATAGTGTAAACGCAAACGGAAAGACCTAGAAAGGAACAACAATGCAGGAACAAATGAATATGGCTTTCATGCAAGAAGGTGGTATGCAGGATGACGGTGGTGAAACAGAACCAAAATCAGGCAACAAAGTACCGTCAGGTTCATTAAAAGAAGAAGTTGCAGACGATATACCTACAATGCTTAGTGAGGGTGAGTTTGTTTTTCCTGCAGACGTTGTACGATACATTGGTCTTGAAACATTAATGAAGATGCGTCAAGATGCCAAGCAAGGCTTGAAGATGATGGAAAAGATGGGACAGCTTGGCAACCCAGAAGAAGCTGAGATACCAGACGATATTCCATTTGGTATGGCAGACTTAGTTGTCATATCAGGCGAGATGAAAAAAGAAGATGACGAGAAAGAAGAAAAAGCTGAAGGTGGTGTAGTAGGACTACAAACAGGAGGACTGCTAGATGATCCACGATTTACAAGTCAGGTGACAGCAGGTACACAGCCAACAGAATATACGGAAGAAGAGAAACAAGAAATACGAGACTCATTAAAGACTGCTCCTACTCGTGGAACTGTTACACTCAAAAAAATAGTTAATCCAAACAATCCAGATGATTTTGAAATGCATCCGTTTGAGGGTGACGAGCCTATGTTTCCATTACCAGAGGGATATGTTGTAGATGATACACCAATGGAACAGCAAATAGACCCAAGAGCAGCAAGTTCTGGTTCTACACCTACGCAAGAGGGATCAGATAGGCAATTTGCAGATCCTACGGATGGTGCAGGAACATTATCAATGCCTGAAGCTCCTATGTCTACAGAAATTTTTGCTAGAGAAGATGATAAGCCTTACGCTTTGTATAATGAACAAGGTAATCCAATAAAATTACAAAAGTCTGCCTACGAAAACTTAAAAAGAGAATATGAAAAGTTAGGTGGTGATAATGTATTTGCAACAGATGGTAAGAATGGATTTGCTAATTATTATAATATGCCATTTTTAGAAAAGGTTGCATTAAATGTCGGTTATGATTTACAGCAAGTATCAGGTTTAGGGACTGCTTACAGTGATGATGAAATAAAAGGTTTGTTAAATAAATATAAAGAAGGAGAGATAAAACTTGGTAATCCTTTGTACGGCATTATAACAAAAGCTTTTAGGTCTATAACAAATGCTGCGACATCTGGTTTAGCTAGAGATATGGCTAAACTTAAAAAAGACATGAGTGAGTCTGAAAGAAGAAGATTTGAAGCTCAAGAGCAAGCTAAAAAAGCTAGAGAAGATGCACAGAAAGAAATAGATAGAATTACTGCAGCCACTCCTATTCAAGGAGAGGACAGAGGAGTTACTCAACAAAGAAGAGAAGAAACAAAGGTAGGAGCAGAGGATCTATCTAAATTTGAAGAAGCTCTACAAACAAAAGCTCAGTCTAAGATGCCAATGACAAGTATGGACAGAATGTTATTATACGGAAGCACAGATCCAAAAAATATAACTCAAGCTCAGTTGGGCAGAATGGAGAAAAACGTGCAAGATGTTCGAAGCAAAGCTGAACAAGACGCAAGAGACAGAGCAGGATTTGGTAGAACAGGAACAGAGCCAAAGAAAGATTTAATTCAAAGGGCAGAAGAATCAGTAGGTCAAGGTGACTTAGATACTGTAGCACAGAACGTAGCGTTTGATAAACAGATGGAAGAAGCCCAAAGAGTTGCTAGAGGTTTCTACGTAGGTGGTGTACCCACAAAACCTATGAAACCACAAAGACTGAAGAAAGGTGGTATAGCTTCACCTAAAGCTAAACCAAAGAGAATGAAGAAGGGTGGATTGGCTTCATCACGTAAAAAATAAATCCACAATATGTTGGCTACCTAACTCCCCATCAACATGGCAACAGTTAGCCCTAACGAAAGGTAAAGTAAATGGCAGAACCAAATGTAATGGTTGAAGACGCTACACCTAAAAAGGTGATGGCATTAGCATCTCGAAAATATTCAAGAGATGATAGGATTAAAAAAGACGAAGAGGAGTTAGAAAAACTTCTTGCTGAACAAAAAGGCGAAACAACTGAGGAACAAAAAGCTGAAGAGGTAAAAGAGGACAAAGAGCCTGAACCAACCAGTGCAGAAGAAAAAACGTTTAAAAAGCGTTATGGTGATCTGCGTAGGTATTCTCAGCAAAAAGAGACTGAACTGCAGGAGCAGGTCAAAGCTCTCAAGTCACAGCTAGATGAAGCAACTAAAAAACAAATAAAACTTCCTAGCAGTGATGAGGACATCGAAGCATGGACAAAGCAATATCCTGACATTGCAGCAGTCGTTGAAACAATAGCTATCAAAAAATCTCTTGAGCAAGCCGAAGGTCTTGAAAACAAAATCAAAGAGATCAATGAGATGCAACATTCAGCTACGAAGGAAAAGGCTGAAGTTGAGTTATTAAAAATGCATCCTGATTTTGCTGATATCAGGGAAAGTGATGACTTTCATAACTGGGCAGAAGAACAACCAAAGTGGGTTCAACAAGCTCTATATGATAATGATACAGATGCAAAGTCAGCTTCTCGTGCTATAGACTTATACAAAGCTGACAAAGGTATCAGCAAAAAGAAGTCAAGCAGTAAAGATGCAGCTTTTGCTACAAACACAAAGTCAACGAGAACTAAACCTCAGACAAATGAAGAATCTTCATATCTGAAGGAGTCTCAAGTACAAAAAATGTCTTCACAGGAATATGAAAGACGAGCAGATGAAGTCATGGAAGCTATCCGAACAGGTAAGTTTATCTATGATGTATCTGGATCGGCTAGATAAAAAAAGTGTTGACATTTTTAAAAATATATGTATAACTATGTATATACATTAATATACACGCATAACCCCTTTATGGACTACTTATAAGTGTATATATTTTCGACAAAAAGCAATATGATGAGAATAACCTAGTTTAACTAGCCCAGAATGTACATCTGCACCTAGAACTAAATTAGCCCCTGTATCAGTAATTGTAATTTGTATCTGTGACCTTGAAAAGTGAGGAGGATTTAACATGGCTTTTCAAACTGCGGCAGGACACGGAAATTTACCCAACGGTAATTTCAGTCCTATCATTTATTCCAAACAGGTACAGCTTGCTTTCCGTAAGTCATCTGTTGTGGAAGGTATCACAAATTCTGACTATTTTGGTGAGATTGCTCAGATGGGTGATACTGTTAAAATAATCAAAGAGCCAGAGATTACTGTAAAAGAGTATGCTCGTGGCACTACAATCACACCTCAGGACTTGGACGATGAGGACTTTTCTCTAGTCGTTGACAAAGCAAACTACTTTGCATTTAAAGTCGATGACATTGAGGAAGCTCACTCGCACATCAACTTCCAATCTTTAGCTACTGACAGAGCAGCTTACAGACTTTCAGATCAATACGATCAGGAAGTTCTAGGCTATCTAGCAGGTTTCAAGCAGTCTGCACTACACGGAAGACCAGACACAGTAAACTCAACTGTATCAGGTTCTAAAGCTGTAGCATCTGCTGCTTCAAACGAACTACTTGCAACTATGCAGGTAGATGCTGAAGACTTCAACGGTGGTTCTTCAGGCAACTCTATTGTTGTTCAGCCAAGAGGAATGGGCGATGGTGTTAATACCACTGCTGCTCATGCTACACCTCTAGCTGTTATCAACAGAATGGGGCGAAAGCTTGACCAACAGCATGTTGATAAAGAGGGAAGATGGCTTGTAATCGACCCAGTCTTTGCTGAATTGCTAAAAGATGAAGACTCCAGAATTATGAATGGTGACTTTGTTTCTTCAAAGGACGAACTCAAAAATGGTATGATCTTCAGCAACTTGCATGGCTTCAAAGTGTTTATGTCAAACAACCTACCTGAAGTCGGTAATGGTCCTACAGGAGCTACTTCTACAGGATCAAGCCACTTTGGTATAATTGTTGCAGGACATAGTTCAGCAGTAGCCACTGCAGAGCAAATCAACAAAACAGAGACATATCGTGACCCTGACAGCTTTGCTGACATCGTCAGAGGTATGCATCTCTATGGACGTAAAATATTACGACCTGAAGCACTTACTCGTGCTTTATATGTCTCAAAATTCTAAGGGAGGTAAATCATGGCTACAATTACAGCAACTCTTGCAAATACTCATGGTTCTTCTTCTCGTGGAAGACAACCATATTATGTGCAACAAATAGTTGACCTAACAGCTAACAGCATTGCTCCGGGAGATGTAGTTCAGTGTCTCACTGTACCTGCAAACACCAAAATCATTGCTGCAGGTTTACAGGTAACTACAAGTGCAACTATGAACTCTGGTACTGACGCAACAGCCATTCTTGGTACTGCTGTCGATGACAATGAGTATGTTGCGGCATTTGATATTGACGGTGCTTCTGATGGTGCTTATGCTCCTAGTGCAACCGTTGCAGGTGATATCGTAATTACTTCAGACGATACTTTGGATGTAACTTTAGCAGGAAGTGGTGGTTCATTTACTGCAGGTAAACTCAGAGTATACGCTGTCCTATTGGACGTTAGTGACATCGGTGAGATGGAAGCTGACGAAGTAGCTAGGGATCAGCTTGCTTAAATTATAATCTAGGGGGCAGGTGAAAGCTTGCCCTCTATTTTAATATAAAGGAATACTAATGGCAGATACAGTCACATCACAAACAATACTCAATACACCTTACAGATTAGTTATGAAGTTCACCAACGTAAGTGACGGCACAGGAGAGAGTGCAGTAAACAAAGTAGATGTGAGTGCATTTACTGCAGGTGAAAAAGGTGCTACATGCACAGGAGTAACAATAGACAGAATATACTACACACTTGACGGAATGAAAGTGCAAATACTTTGGGACGCATCTACAGATGTAGAAGCATACAAACTATTAGATACTACAGGAGACATAGACTTCTCCAGTTTTGGTGGACTACAGAATAATGCAGGATCTGGTAAGACAGGTGACATCATGTTTACAACTGTAGGACATTCTAACACGGATACATACAACATCATCCTAGATATGACAAAACAATCCTAAGAAAGGATATCAATGTCTGGTACATATCTAACACTTACTAACAATACATTAGCAAGACTAAATGAAGTACAGCTAACTTCTTCTAACTTTTCTAGTGCTAGAGGTATACAGGTACAAGCACAAAATGCTGTGAATGAGTCTATAAGATATATTAATCAAAAAGAATACAACTTTCCGTTTAATCATGCAACAGAGACTAAAACACTTACAGCAGGAACTGTTAGATATAGTTTACCTACATCAACTAAACATGTAGACTACAATACATTTAGATTAGTTAAAGATGAAGATTTAGCAACGAGTGGTGGTAAGCTAACTATTCTTCAGTATAATGATTATATAAATGCTTTTGTAACTCAAGAAGATGAAATAAATACAACCACACTAGATGGATCTCTAACAGATTCAGCAACTACAATAACTGTAGCCAGTACAACAGGATTTGATAGTGCAGGCACATTGCATATAGGCAATGAAGAGGTTACTTACACAGGCACTTCATCTACAACTTTTACAGGTGTTTCACGAGGAGCAAACAGCACAACAGCTTCTGCTCATAGCAGTGGGGTGCAGGTAGCACAGTTCGACCAAGGAGGAGTTCCAAAAAATGTGGTTAGATCCCCTGACAACAATTATCTTTTACACCCTTATCCTAATAGGTCATATTCTTTAAAGTTTGACTATTACACTTTCCCAACAGATTTATCAGCACATGGAGATACAACAACTATACCTGCACGTTTTGATGCCGTTATAGTGGATGGAGCTACAGCTTTTGTGTATCAGTATAGAGGAGAGACTGCACAATACCAACTTAACTTTGCACGATTTGAGCAAGGTATCAAGAATATGCAGTCATTGTTAGTGAACAAGTATGAATATATAAGATCAACATTTATACCAAGAACTCCTAGTCAAGTATTAGATTTAAATCCAAGAGTAATATAAAAATGAGCAATATTATTGAAACAAGCTTTGGCAAGAAGGTTGATTTAAAAAGAATAGCAGAGGGATGTGCTTCTTTAGTAACTAAAGTAGGTGCTTTCTACATATTCTCTTTAAGAGTGGGAGGAGAAGACGTAAGAGAGTATTCTTTTACTAATAGAGATAGAGCAGTCTTTATGCGTTCAGTTTTAATAAGTCATCTAGCACAAAAGATGCAAATGGAAACAAAGAAAAAAGTTATTTAATATGCCTGATCTGTCACAAGTACAACCTACAGCTTTTAACTGTCAAGGTGGGTTAGTTTTAAATCGTTCTACATTTTTAATGCAACCCGGAGAAGCATTAGAACTACAAAACTTTGAGCCTGACATAGAAGGTGGCTACAGAAGAATAAATGGGTTTAGTAAATATGTAAGTGCTGTTGTACCACAAACAAGTTCTTCTACAGAGCAAGTTTTAATGGTGGCTACATTTGGTGACTTAGTGGTTGCAGCTAGAGGTGAAAAGATATTTAGTGCTACAGCAGGTGGTTCTAGTTGGACAGAAAGAGATACTGGTAGAACAAGTGCAGGAACATACGCTTTTGAAAGATACAACTTTGATGGTAACGATAAGTTAATAGTTGTGGACGGAGCAAATGCTCCAACATTTTTTAACTCAGCGATGTCAGCAACCGATGTAAGCAATAGTGATGTATCAGGTTCTAAGTTTGTGACAGCGTTTAAAAGTCACATGTTTTATGCAGGTAAGTCCTCTACACCACAGACGCTAGTGTTTAGCCAACCTTTTGACGAAGATGCGTTTGGTAGTGGTGCAGGAAGTATAAAAGTAGATGATGTTATAACAGGTCTAAAGGTTTTCCGTGATAACTTATTTATTTTTTGTGAAAACAGAATATTTAAAATGAGTGGCAGTAGTTCTAGTGACTTTTCCGTATCTGCTGTTACTAGAGACATTGGTTGCATAAACGGCAACACAATACAGGAATTTGCAGGTGACTTAATATTTTTAGGACCTGATGGTTTGAGAACAGTTGCAGGTACAGCAAGAATTGGTGACGTTGAACTTGGCACAATTAGTTCTAATGTGCAGTCTATATTTGATGATAATCTATCAAGTGCATCTGAGTTTCAGAGTGTAGTCATACCAGACAGAACACAATACAGGATATTTTTTACTAAAGCAGCAACTGCACAAAACAGCACAAAAGGTATAGCTTGTGTATTAAAAGGACAGACATTTGAATTTTCAGAGCTACGAGGTATTAAACCTGCATCAACAGATAGTTTTGTAAAAGCAGGAGATGTTATAGTTTTACACGGTGATTATTCAAATGGTTTTGTTTATAGACAAGAGCAGGGTAACACTTTTGATGGGACGGCAATACTGGCAAAGTATAGAAGTCCTGATATGACATTTGGTGATGCAGGTATACGAAAACACATGCAACGTGTCGTTGTAAACTTTAAGCCTGAGTCATCTATAGATGCAGATTTATTTTTACGATATGATTATGAATCTAAAGACTCAGCAAGACCTGCTGCATATGAACTAGACTCACAAGATATTGCAGCTATATATGGAACGTCAACATATGGCACATCTTCTTCTGTAGTGGGTACATATGGTGGTGCATCACAGCCACTGTTTAGACAATCCGTAGAGGGATCAGGGTTCGCTGTAGCACTAAGAGTAAATGACGGTGGTGAAACAGCACCATACTCACTAAAAGGTTTTCAATTAGAATATCAAGTAGGAGCAAGAAGGTAAATGGGAGCAACATACACAAGACAATCCTCGTACTCTGACGGTGATGTTATCACGGCAGCTCACACTAATGACGAGTTTAATCAGTTATTAGCAGTCTTTCAAGCAAGCACTGGACACACACATGATGGCACTGCTAATGAAGGTGGTCCTATAACTAAGATGCTTGGCACATCTCTTACACTAGGAGATGGTACAGCAGGCACAGACATTACTGTAACTTTTGATGGTGAATCAAATGACGGTGTACTCAAGTGGATGGAAGATGAAGACTACTTTGAGTTCTCTGATGATATACTCATAGCATCTACAGAAAAGATACAGTTTCGTGATACAGCCATATCAATAAACTCAAGCACTGATGGACAGCTAGACCTTGTGGCTGATACAGAAATACAACTTGCAGCAACGACTATAGACATAAATGGTAATGCTGATGTATCAGGAACACTTACATATGGTAGTTTGTCAGATGGTTCAATAACAATCACAGCGTTTGTGGATGAAGATGACATGTCTTCTAATAGTGCTACTCTCGTACCAACACAACAATCTGTAAAAGCATATGTAGATACACAACTAACAGCAGAAGACTTAGACTTTCAAGCTGATAGTGGTGGTGCATTAAGTATTGACCTAGATAGTGAAACACTTACATTTACAGGTGGCACAGGTATTGATACAAGTGGAAGTGGTAATGCTGTTACTTTTGCAATAGATTCTACTGTAGCTACACTTGCAGATACACAAACATTTACAAACAAAACACTAACCTCACCAAAGATAAATGAGAATGTAGCACTAACAGCCACAGCTACAGAGTTGAACTTATTAGATAATGTATCAGGTTTAGTTCAAGCTGACTTTACAAAATTAGCTGCTGTTGATTCAACTGCCACAGAACTTAATATAGTTGATGGTGATACATCTATAGGAACAACCACTGTATCTGACGGACATGGTATCGTAATGAATCATGGTGGCACTATGGCACAAACCACAGTGCAAACTTTAGCTGCCTATCTTGACGATGAAATAACAGCAATGCCTAACCTTGTATCAACAGGTGCATTGAACAGTGGTTCTATATCATCAGGCTTTGGTGCAATAGATAACGGTTCATCAGCAATAACAACCACAGGCACAGTTACATATGGTAGCTTATCTGATGGCTCAATAACCATCACGGCATTTGTAGATGAAGATGATATGACATCTAACAGTGCCACTCTTGTGCCTACACAGCAGTCTGTAAAGGCTTATGTTGATGCACAAATAACAGCAGAAGATTTAGATGTAACCACTGACAGTGGCACTATTGATATTGACTTAGATAGTGAAACATTAACTATTGCAGGTGGTACAGGTTTATCTTCAAGTGCATCATCAACAACAGTAACATTAGCTGTAGATGCAGCTCAAACAGGAATTACTTCTTTACTAGCAACGGATATAAAAATTGGGGAAGATGACCAAACAAAGATAGACTTTGAAACAGCAGATGAAATACATTTTTATGCAGCCAACGCTGAACAAGTATTTGTAGCTGATGGTGTATTTGGTCCTCAAACAGATAGTGACGTAGATTTAGGTACTACAAGTGTTCGTTGGAAAGATGCCTATATCGACAGTGCTACTGTAACAAACAACGTAACTATTGGTGGTAATCTTACAGTAAACGGTACAACAACTACAATAGATACAACTAATACTACTATTAAAGACAGTCTATTAGAATTAAATAGTGGTGCAAGTTCTAACTCTAATGATGTTGGTATTATTATACAAAGAGGGTCAACAGGTAATGATGCTCTGTTTATCTGGGACGAATCAGCAGATAAGTTTGCATTAGGTACTACTACAGATAACGCAAGTAGCACAGGCAACTTGAATATGACAACAGGTACACTTGTTGCTAATATAGAGGGTAATGTAACAGGTGATGTAACAGGAACAGCCACAAATGCTACACACGTAACTGTTGCTGATAATGAAAGTACAAACGAAGAAAATTTAATTACATTTATTGAAGATACTTCAGCTACAGGAAATGTTGGATTAGAATCTGACGGAGACTTTACTTACAATCCAAGCACAGGCACAGTAACTGCTACTATATTTAAAGGTAACATAGATGCAGTAGATATAGATGTAGACGGCACAGCTAACCTAGATAACACAGATATAGATGGGACACTAGCTGTTGATGGAGCAACTATTTCTTTAGATGCTACAACATCATTAAACATAGACAATTCAAACACATCAAACGGAATTACCATAGGAACAGCTACGTCAGGTGTTCCAGTGTCTATAGGACACACCACGTCTGAAGTTACAGTTAATGACAACATGACTGTCACAGGAACGATGACACAAACAGGTGTTTCTACCTCTACTGCAAAAGATGTATTTAACGCAGGTATGTCTATCAAAAACGGTTCTACATCTGCAGGATTTGTTGAGTTCTTTGAGGACAGTGACAACGGCACAAACAAAGTAACACTTATAGGTCCTACATCCACATCAGATATAACACTAACATTGCCCTCAACTGCAGGAACTGTTGCAACAACAGCATCAGCAGCAGATGAAGCAACAGCATTAGCCATTGCATTAGGATAAGGAGAAAGATATGGCAAACGATTTTAGAATGATTAACTTTGCAGCAGAACCTGCGTCTTCAGGTTCACCCTATATTATGTATGAAGCAGGTAGTGGGGTAACAGCAATAGTTCTTGGTTTAGTATTATCTAATATACACACTTCACAAGTTACAGCTACAGTAAGACTTGTAAGCTCTACAGGCAGTAGAGGTGGTGCAACAGAAAGTCTTGTTTCAAACGGTACAAGTATAATTATAAAAGACGCACCTATTCCTGTTGGTTCATCATTAGAACTAATGGCAGGAAATAAAGTTGTATTAGAAGTTGATGACCAAATAACTATAGACTGTTCTGTCGCAGATAAACTTTCAGGTACACTAAGCATTATGGAGATAACTTAATATGCCTTACATTGGTAATGAACTAGCCACACAGTTTCAAGCGTTTGTAACGCAAACCATAACAGGTGACGGTAGTACAGGCTATACGCTTGATAGAGCCGTAGCAAACGGCAAAGAGCTTCTTGTATATATCAACAACGTAAAACAGGAAGAAGGCTCTGGTAAGTCTTACACAGCGTCTGGCACGACAATTACATTTTCTGCAGCAGTGGCAAGTACAGACTCATGCTACGTGGTGTTCTTAGGCTCTGCTGTGCAGACGGTAACACCACCTGACGGTAGTCTAGCTAGTTACACAGGTAATGCTAGTATCTCTGGCACACTAGGTGTTACAGGTGCAGTTACTGCTAACGCAGGTGTCACTGTTGACAACATCACAATAGACGGAACTGAAATTGACTTATCTAGTGGTGATTTAACAATAGATGTTGCAGGAGATATAAAACTTGATGCTAATGGTCAACAGATTTTCTTTGCAAAAAATGGCACTACTTTTGGTCAAGTTCAAACAGAAGCAACACCTGCTAATTTAACCTTTGAGTCTGCAATTTCTGATGGAGATATAATTTTTAAAGGTAGCGATGGTGGCAGTGGTATTGAAGCCATGCGTATTGATATGTCAGAAGGTGGCAGAGTAGGTATTGGCACGACTTCTCCTGCAACTCTCTTACACGTTGAAGACTCAAGTGGCAACGGAAGTTTGCAACTTACAAGTTCAACAAGTGGCACATCTTTTATAAACATGGGTGACACAGGTGACGCTGACAGAGGACAAATAAGTTATATTAATAGTTCGGATGATATGGCTTTTAAAACAGGTGGAGATGAACGCATGAGACTTACATCAGTAGGCAGAATAAATGCAAATACTGGTGTAGATACTTCTACTGCTTTTAGATTTTTTGCACCATCAGGTCAAGCAACGAAGGTTGCAGAATTTGCAGTACAAAGTGGTGTTGGTTGTCATTTACCAGTTAATAGCACAGCTTTTACAGCATCTTCAGATGAAACTCTTAAAGAAAATATTATCGAGTTCAATAAACAAGAGAGTTACGACAACATAAAAAATTTAAGAGCAGTAACTTTTAATTATAAAGATTGGACTTTGAATGGAATTAATTATCAAGACGATAAAAAACGTATAGGTTTCATTGCTCAAGATTGGCAGACAAATTATCCAGAGGTTATTGATAAAGACCAAAACGATAAGCTTTGTATGAAATATACAGAAACAATACCAGTTCTGTTATCAGCTTTACAAAAAGCACAAGAAAATATTGAAGCACTTGAAGCTGAAATAGACACACTTAAAGAAAAAGTGAAAGCATTGGAGAGTAAATAATGCCGTATTTAGGAAAAAGCCCTTCATTTGGGGTTAGACAAAGATATCAGTACACAGCAACTGCTAGTCAGACTACATTCAGTGGTACTGACACAGCTAATCTCACGCTAAATTATACTGATAATAATTTCGTTGATGTGTATCAGAATGGAGTCCTCTTAAAAGGTGGTGGCAACGACTACACAGCTACATCAGGTACATCCGTTGTGTTGGGTACAGGTGCTACAGCAGATGATGTCATAGAGATAATTGTGTATGATGCGTTCTCTGCAGCTAACTTCTTCAGTAGAACAGATAGTGATAGCCGTTATGTAAGACATGACTCAGGCACACTAGGTACAGATAACTTTATTGCAGGTAAAAATGCAGGAGATGCTATTGCATCAGGTGGTAATGAAAATACTCTAGTAGGCAACGAAGCAGGTACAGCCTTGACAACAGGTGATGCCAACGTAGCTGTAGGCTTTGAAGCACTTGCTACAGAGGATGCAAATGGACAAAATGTTGCAGTTGGCTATCGTGCATTAAAAACCCTTAATGCAGGTTTAGACTCACAAAATACAGCAGTAGGGTATAACGCAGGTACATCTATAACAACAGGCAGAGAAAACACTATAATGGGAGCTACAGCAGGTGATGCACTTACGGATGCTGACTTTAATATTGCTATTGGATGGGGAGCATTAGGTGCAGACACCAAAGGTAATAAAACTGTAGCGATAGGTGTAGGAGCTTTAGATGCTCAAAACTTTACCTCCTCTACTGATGCTCACAATGTAGCAGTTGGTCATAATGCAGGTAGTGCTGTTACAACAGGTAAGTTTAATAATTTTATTGGTAGTGAATCAGGTGATGCCATAACTGTAGGAACTAGCAATGTGGCTATGGGGTATAAAGCATTAACCTCAGATACACAAGGCGATAATTCTGTTGCTATAGGTGATCAAGCTTTAGAGAATCAAAATTTTACTTCTTCTCAAGATTCTTTTAACACTGCTGTTGGTGCATTAGCAGGAAATGGTTGCACGACTGGAGAAAAGAATACATTTATAGGTGGTAAAGCAGGGGGTGACTCAACTCAGACTGGTAGTAAGAATGTTGCTGTAGGTTGGGAAGCAGGATTTAATCTTACCTCTGGTAATAATAATATAATGGTTGGACATCAGGCAGGAAGGGCATCATCTCCTAGTGGTAATATTAATAGTGGCAGTGACACTATTTGTTTAGGTGATGATGATATTAATGATTTCTTTTGTGCAGATACCTCTATTTCATCTTCAGACTCTAGGGATAAGGCTGACATTACAGACTTTAACATAGGGCTAAACTGGATTAAAGATTTACGTCCTGTTACCTATAAGTGGGATAAACGTTCATGGTACGGAACAGAAGAAGAGCCTTTAGGTACACCTAATGGAAGCAAAAAACAGTCAAAAGTACACATAGGATTTGTTGCACAAGAAGTTCTTGAAGTAGAAAAAGCAAATGGCTTTGGAGATAGTCCAGACACTATGTTGACCTGTAACCTTACAGAAGATGAACAAAGGTATGGAATGAAATATGAAAGACTCGTGCCTGTTCTTGTAAATGCAATCAAAGAATTATCAGCAAAGAACGATGCACTAGAAGCTCGTATCAAGAAGTTGGAGGACGGTTAATGACACGAAGTAATGTACAATTAGGTGGACAAGAGTTAAAGCTTGATGCTGACGGTGATACTAGCATAACTGCTGACACAGATGATACCATACATTTCAAGGGAGGTGGTAGTGATAGAGTCACTATTGACACAAATGGGCATCTATTAGTAGCCAAGTCATCAACAGGTATAGGAACTGTTGGTGCTGAGTTAAAAGCTAGTGGAGAACTTCTTGCAACAGTTAGTGGTGATGCTTGTGCATTTTTAAACAGAACAAGCAGTGATGGAACAATAATAGACTTGCGTAAAGACGGCAGTACTATAGGAAGTATTGGTATTAATGGAGAATTTTTTATAGCACACACTTCCACTGGAATAAAGTTTGTTGGTAACAATGTCGTTCCTACAAATAGTGCAGGTGCTACAGCAGACAATGATAAAGACATAGGAAGTGAAAGCGTAAGATTTGTTGACATACACGCAACTAATGGAACAATCCAAACGTCAGACCAAAATGAAAAACAAGACACAGCAAGTTTAACATCTAAAGAACTAAACGTAGCTAAAAAGTTATCTGCATTGTTTAAGACATTTAGATGGAAAGATAAAGTTGCAGAAAAAGGTGACAAGGCTAGGACGCACACAGGTATTATTGCACAAGAAGTGCAATCAGCTTTTAATGCAGAAGGACTAGATGCTTCTAAGTATGGGTTGTTTATATCAGGCACATATAAAGACGAGGATGGCAAAGAGCAGACAAGACTAGGTGTGCGATATGCAGAGTTGTTCTCTTTTATCTTCTCATCTATAGAAGCACGATTGACAGCATTGGAGAGTAAATAATGACAAGAGCATCAGATACAGCAAGATTAGTCTCAGGAGGAGCAGTATTTAACGAAGCATCTAATGATGTAGACTTTCGTGTAGAGTCTAATGATAAAACAAATATGTTAGTAGTGGACGCAGGTAATAATAGGGTGGGTATTGGAGATGAGAACCCAGATGCTATTCTTCATGTAGATGCTACAAGTTCAGGTAATAATATAGAAGCCATAAGAATTAGTAACACTGGTGGTGGAGCAGATGAAGGTGCTTTTATTTCATTTGAAGTTGCTAACACAAGTGGTTTTGGTGCTTCTATAGGAGGGCTGAGAGAAAGTACAGATGGTATAGCTCTAGTAGCAAGAACAGGAGAAATAAATGGTGCAACTGTTGAGGGTTTTAGATTAGACCACGACCATAGACTTCTCATAGGAACAACACAAACTTTAATAGATAATGAACAAGTGCTTCAAGTAAGTGGTAGCCAAGCGTGTAATATGAGAGCAACTGTGGCTTCTGCTGATGGGGGGAGTGTAATCAACCTTCAAAGGTCTGGTAATACTCAAGGAGACTTTATACGACTATTCAACTCAAGTGGTAGTGAAACAGGACAAATACGAGTGGATAGTGGTGGCACTACACAGTTTGAAAATGTTTCTGATTACAGATTAAAGGACAATGTAAAAGATTGGGATGTGGATGCTAGTGCAAAAGTTAAACAAGTAAAAATAAAAACCTTTGATTGGAAAGACCAAACTGCACAAACAAATGGTAAAAGTTTGGTTGGTGTAATTGCACACGAACTACAAGAGGTATATCCACATTGTGTTAGTGGTGAGAAAGATGGATATGGTGGAGATGTTGACAAGGACGGTAATAAAAAACCAATGTATCAAGGTGTGGACTACGGTAAATTAACACCACTGTTGACTAAAGCATTACAAGAAGCATTGGCTCGTATAGATACACTAGAAGCTGAAGTAGCAAAGCTTAAAGGATAGTGTTTGACCCTGTTACCATATCAGCAAGTCTTAGTGTAGCATCTGCAGCCTTTTCCAACATCAAGCGTATGTTCCAAGCAGGGCGAGACTTGGAAGCCATGTCACAGGACTTGTCAAGATGGATGGGAGCAGTCAGTGATGTAGACAACGCACACAAGTCAGCCAAGAACCCATCAATGCTACGTAAGGTTTTTAGTGGTGGAAGTATAGAGCAAGAAGCCATCGAAGCATATACTGCTAAAAAGAAGCTAGAGGAACAACGCTATGAGCT